AATTAATGATTTAACAGTATTTCCAACCCCTTCATTGCCCATTTTCTTTGTAAAAGTATCAAGATTTTTTATAAGTGCAGGCAATGTATCACTGGTCATTTTATTAAAAGCAGGTTCGAGAATTTTACCAAAAGTTATCTGTACATTATCTTTTATTGTAGACATTAAACCAGCAAATGATTTGCTTTGTTTATCCATCATGTTAGGGAATTTTTCTTCCATTCCTGCGACTAATATATCGATTGACTTTCTAGCTGGCAATAATCCCTGTTCAGATAATTTCATAACTTCTGCTGTAGATTTGCCCATTGCCTTTGAAAGCAAATCCCATGCGGGTATTCCTGCTTCAGTTAATTGCATCATTTCTTGAGCCGATACTTTGCCTTTTGCTGACATTTGCCCAAGTGCTGTAGTTATCCTATTTACCCCATCAGCGCCTAATCCTAATCCAGCAGCAGCATCACCAACATTTTTAAGCATTCCAGGTATTTTCTGTGCTTCAAATCCAAAGGCTAACATCTTTTTGGCAGCAGTAGCCAACTCAGGAAATTCGAAAGGTGTTTCGGCTGCCATTTTAGAAAGTTTTCCTAATATAGCATTTGCTTTGTCAGCACTTCCTAGCATGGATTCAAAAGCAATCTTGTTTTGTTCCATTACTTTATCAAATTCAAATCCAGCCTTTACACTACCTTCAAATCCTTTTTTAATCATATCAAAAATTGCAAATCCACCAGCAAAGGAAAATGCGTTTTTAATTCCTTGAGATAATGAATTGGCACGTTTTTGAGTATCTTCCATTATGCCTGCAGCTTTATCCATTTTGGACTGAAAATCTTTCATATCTGCTTCTATTCGTACTAACAATTCACCTATATCTTCAGTTGCCAAATTAATCACCTGCCTTTATAAACCAAGTTGGTCAATATAAATCTCGCCTTTTTCTTCACATTCATCATCTTTGAATTCTAATTCTGGATTAATAGCCATTAATATAAGTTTTGTTTTTTGATTATCTATTTTTCTAAATTCATTTTTAATTGATATAAATTTTCTAGGAGTAGAACCCCAAAATACTTGTTCAGTCCACAACATAAATGATGTTGCGATTGTTAACATATAAATCCAATCCCAATCAGATTCCTCGTCTATTTCTCCGATTGGGTCTGAACGTTTCCCTCTTCTGATTGTGGTAAACTTCCAGTAATTGCTTTAGAAAGTTTTCCAATAAGATAAGGCATTAAATCAAATCTCATCATATTACCAATATCATCTATAGTAATGGATTTATCTTCATGTATAAGTCCGGCATAAAGCAAAATGCATATTTTATCAAGGGAATTTTCATCAAATTCGTAATTAAGTTCTCTCATAATACCTAATGCCTTATAAACGGTTCCAAATTCTTTTGCAAGTATTTTCATACCATTCATTGTAAATAAAAGTTTTCTTTTTTTACCATTAATAGTTATTTCTTCGCCTTCATAAGCGATATCTTCAATGTTTGACATATTAAACGCTCCTTTCAAAATTATAGGGGGCGTATAGCCCCCATTTATTAAACTGATGTTGTAAATCTAAATGTCTGCGCACTAGACAGACTATTGCCTGCATAATCTTTTATACCAGTGCCAAGAATAACATTGTACGATGTTGAAGCTGTAAGAATAGCTGATATCGTCAAAGTTACTGTTTCTTGACCAGTGGAAAGTGAAAGTGCAGCCGATACAGTTGTTGCAGCAGTGCCACAAATGATTGTGAAGTTGCCTGCAGTAACAGTGCTTGAGAGTATTGCTTCACTGAATGTAATTGTAATATTAGTAGTCTGCGTTGCACTTGTACTATTAGCAGATGGTATGCTACTACTAAATGTAGGTGCTGTCGTATCTGCTGTGGTTCCATAAACAGAACTAAACCAAGCAGTTCCAGTTGCCGCAGTATAATCAGTTGCATCGTCCCTAGTAGAATACTTAAAGCGACTATCATATACTCTCGCAACACCTTTCCATGAAAATTTAGGTGTTTGCCAACTCAATTTATCAGCCTTGGTTTGATGATCCATAGAAGGTTTATTGAATTTCCCTTTTAAGAACCAATAATAGGAATATCCTCCATTACTTCTTTTTGCTCTGAATCCGAATGCACAATCTACTGGTTGGTCTGTTACAAGTTCAGACATTACACCGCCTGCGATTGTATGTCCCATTAATGCTGCATAATCCGTTTGTGATATGTCTGCAATTCCTACCTCTAATTCAATTTCTCCCATAGATTCTGCCGTGTCATAGGCCCCATCATCAGCGAACAATGTTGATACTACAGAATTTGGATTATACGATACAGTTATTGCACCTTTAAGTGGTACTGGAGTTTGATAGGATATTCCGGCTGTTGTGTCTGAGTTAAGTAATGAATAATAAAACTTATCAAGTCCTATCAGCGTTTTTTGTGCCATTGTATTACCTCCTTTGCTTATTTAATGCATAAAAAATGCGCCTTATATGGCGCTTAAAATTGTTAAAAATTTGGGTCACTTATATCTAATCTATATCGCATAGATTTGTGAAATATATTGCTAGTTTCTTCATATAGATCCTGTGATGTTATTCTTGTAAAGTCTAAAGTTGTCATTGCGCTATCAACACCTAAAGCATAATTTGTAAGGCTAGATTTTCCCCATAAATCAATTTGAAATATGATTTCACTACCGATTTCCTGATTATCTGCATATAAATTACCAATATTATCAAGTTCAAAATAACTAGCTACTGGTAAATTCGTAAAATCAGGTGGAAAGTGAAAGTAAAACTTTTGACCATATAATGTAGATAATGCAGTTGATGTTTGTAATGCTGTAAGGACAGCCGACTTTATACTAATCATAATCCGGCCCCCTTTTTAAATGCTTTAGCAAGTTTTTTAAGTATCTTCTGTTTATTTTCTACATATGCCGGATACAAAAATGGTTGAGCTGGTTGTTTTGAAGATCCGAATTCTTGAATTTTAGCATAAGAAATTGATGTCCCTACCTCTGCATATGGTGTTCCAGATTTTTCAACCAATCTTGAGGAAATACTTGCCCTCAATCTACCAGTATCCACAGGAACCTTTATCTTTGCATCACGTTCAATCATTAAAGCACTTTCAAACAATGCCTGTTCAATTTCATTTTCTACACTCTTACTTATTTGTTTAAATTTATTTGCAAGTTCTTTTCCTTGTTGGACTTCAATACTTGCTCTTGCCATATCAACTCACCACCGGCCTAACTATAACTTCATAGTGATTTGGGTACTTTTCAATGCGGTAAATGTCGTATGTTTCTGTACCATATACAATACGCCCATTTTCCTGTGCTGTAGTAGAAGTTTTAAAGAAAAATAGGTTTGTAATTCCTGCATCTGAAATTCCATATTCTTTAAACGCTATCTCTCCAGCTAATGGTTGTTTATTGCTCAACTCGGTAGTTTGTGATGCGGTCCATACTTCCGTTGCCATTCCCTCAGCATCATAACTTACAGTTTTATTTTGCACTGTAACAGATATATCAAGGCGCATTAAAACACCGCCTTTCGGTAAATATCAAGTACACTAGCATATTGCTGAATCAATGGATTATCATTCCAAATATACGTCAGTTTACCTTGTGAAAGATGTTTCAACCCTACGGTACTATCCTGTTGTTCCCCATATAAACTCGCCACCATTGATATACAGGCATCTTCTAGATCATATGGTAATGTCCTTGATGATTCTGGTGATAGAGTATACCCAGCACTATAAACAACTTCAATATTATCTACTGGCGCAGTGAGTTCACCAACTAACCCGGTTAAATACCCATACCATACCCAACCAGTATTTTTAAATATAATTCCTTGGTCAAGATAAGTTTGGTCACTTGTAACATAATCTGTGCCAGCAGTTAATGCAGCACTTTCAACTTTTATCGATGTAATCGCATTAATGGGATATTGATTTAAAACAAGTTTTTGCCTACCAGAACCTTTGTAATATTCAGTATAGATATCTGCAATAAAGTTACGGTTGCAGTATTTTGATACCATACTTGACACACTATTTATGTTGCGCTCAATCAACTTGTCTTTGCTATAATCCCATGCAAAATATTTATAACTTGTTATAGTTACGCCTGCGGTTATGGCTGCCGTTACCGTTATGCTTCCAACAGAATAATCAACCGTTATCAATGCTGTAGATATTGTACTTCCGGCTGTTGTTCCTTCATAAAAACTACCAAAATAATTAGGTGCCAAATCTACATGTGCAAAGTTAAAAGTTGTATATGCTGTAGAACTCGCTGTGAGCGTTTCTGAGCTTGTTATTGATGTTAATGTATACAAGTTCAAATAACTGCGAACATTAGCCATAGTGGTCAGCGATTGCGAAATTAAGGGCATATCCTCACCCCTTCAAATTTAAAAGATAAAGGGGCGATTTCTCACCCCTTGGTTATTATTTCCTTGCCTGATTTTTTATTAGGATTGATCATTTTATCATCCTTTTTCATTTAATCAGCTCCTTAAGTTGCAGGTTCTTCTACGCCATCACCAAGTATGCAATTAGCTGTTAAAAATGCGGTTACAGTTGTTGCACCGGTTACAACGGCATACACTTTGATATACCTATGTGCTCCGGATAAATCAACATCAAAGCCAGCAGTTTCAATTCCAGTAGTTACTCCTACTGCGATTGTGTCTGTAGCATTTGCAGAGTCATAGATTGCAAATGTGCTATTATCACTGGAATCGTATACATAAAGTGTGAAAGTCTGTGTATCTGCGCCAGTATCGCCAACACATTGACCGGAAATTCTTGCAGATAGATAAGTTTCCCTATCTATACTCATTCCAGTTGCTGTTGCGGTATTACCAGCAGAATAAGATACAAGTAAACAAGCTTTTTCTATTACTTGTTCGATTAATTTACGTCTCATATCGTCATACCTCCTTATTAAGATTTAGGATAATTATGGACTAAGAATGATGTATTATGTCTCAATGCCATATCATGTTTAGCTGTAATTTTAAGTACAGTCTGATCCAAACTGAAAGCGCTCTGCAAACTAGATCCATCATACCAAGATGCTTCATTAGATGCCATGAACTCAAAGGCCAACTCATCACCGAAAAGGAATTCAGAGAAGTCACCCAGGAATATATCGAAATACGTTGTGCCTGCGGTGCTATTTGCAGTAGTAATCTGATTAGAAATTCTGAATGGGAAGCCGTTTAATGTTCCACGATTCATTTCATCTCTATAGATGTACTGGTTTGTAGTAGTCTTTAAATTATAGAATGTACTCCAAATCTGGCTATTGAATATCCAACCAACATTAAGCATAGGAGTATTATCATTCATCAACAAACCAATCATTGTACCCGGTACGTCTGCACTTAAAGTTCCAGTACCAGTTGCAATACTTATGTTTGCTGTTGTGATGGATTTTTTAATACCCATAGGAGTATAAGCAGTTCCATCACCATACATTGCTGTATAGTCAATTTTAAGCCTCATCTGCTGTACCATATCATCACGTACTATCATATCGGCTTCAGGAGAAGCGTTTCTGATTAGGTCATTGGATACTGGAACAAGAGTAACAAGCTTTTTGGAACTCAATTTAACATTCCCAAAGGTCTGTTGTGACTTTGTAGCATTGGAATTTTCACCAACATAGTAGGAAGTAGCTCCACCAGTCAGTTTAGGCATGCTCAAGTTTCCGCCAGGCATAGGAATGCGTCTTGCGCCAAGTTCCATAACTGCGGTCTTAGACAATAGCAAAGGAATAATATCTCTTGCATATTGCTCAGAAATTAAAAAACCACCTTCTGATGGAGTTGTAGCCGAAAGTTGTTTAAGCAATGCCTGTACCTGTTTATCCTCTGGATACATACCCTTACTGGAATTTTGTCCACCAGCAGCATAAAATAAAGCTTTGTCAGCATCATTTTTAGCAAGGGTTAGACATTTGATTGCTCTGGTAAATGTCATGCCAGGTGCTTTCTGTTCCTCTGTTTCTTTTTCTTTCTGTTCAAAAATTCCAGCATATTTACGCTGAGTTTCTTCGTATTGTGCTTGTTTTTCTTGAATAGGTGCCAACTGTTCTTTTACAGTATCACCTATTACGGATTTCAATTCGTTTAAATCCATATTAAATTCCTCCATTCAATTGATTTTTGATTGTTTCTGTAATAAGTTGTTTGAGTTCCTCTGGTTTGATATTTAGTTCGTTTTGTGCAGCATCTTTTGTAGCCTTTGGAAACTCTATAGCATCAAGGTTAATATCCTTGTTTGCATCTTCTGTAACTGATTTTTGGCATAATAAAAGCACCTGAGATTCTATCTTCTCAAGTGCTGTTTTTATTTCTTCTATCTCATTCGATTTAGGTTTGGGTTTACATCCATCTTCCTCTGGTGGTTCGGGTGGTTCTCCTGTTCCTCCTGACATCATTTGCTCCATAATTCCCATTGCTTCTTTCATGCAATCCATTACTTTTTGCATCATTTCCATGTTTTTTGCAGATATAGAAGCACCTCGTTTTTCTTCATGGTCAAACATTGATTTTAATTCGATATCTGTGTATGCCCTGAATTCAGGAGGTTCTTTATCAAAATCATCTCGGTAATGCTTTGCCAAATGATTGTATACACCCCTTTTATCTGATTCAGGTATTGAAACTCCACCACGCGCTCCCAAAAGTGCACCCATAGCAGCCGTTACGCCATGCCATATTAAGTGTTTATCACTGGCTCTATGATGTGGCAGTTTATATGAACCTTTGTTATCTGCGTTTAATGCATCAAACCATGTTGACATTATTTTTAGATCTTCTGGTGATGCGGTTGCAATCTCATTAGGACCATCCCACTCAGTTGATTCGGGTTCTGTTGGATAAGACTTGTACGGAACAACAGCTTTTCTTGTCAATTCTTTTAATTCATCATCATTAATTATTCCCTTGCTTCGAGCTTCTGTCATCATGGTTGCAAATGGATTTGAGGGAACTGGTACAATGGAAGTTTCAAGTAGTTCCATTTTTTTATATTTTCTGCCTACGTACTCACCTTTTTCATTAAGTCTTGGTTCTGTCTCGAGTCCAATAAATCCAACACTTGTAGATGATAAATATCCAGATCTAGCAAGTCTATAAACTGTATCGGCAAATTCATATTCATCTTTGGTGGGAAACATAATATCTTGTACTAATTTCCTATTATCCGTGTCCTTATATATACCTATACATTTTCCAACAGGCAAACTTTGATAATCATGCCCAAATAATATGACAGGAGACCGTTTATAGTTTTCTAATTCCCATCCATTTATTTCCAAAACATCGCCATCTCTGTCAATATTTTCTGTGCTAGTTACAAACCTAAGTACTCTATCTTCTTCTAACCCTAATTGTTTTACTTCGCTTGCAAATGTTTTATTGATTTTCTCCATTATTATTACCTCCTTAATAAACATAATAAAAGCATCCTTTTCAGGATGCTAATTGATTAAATTCGCCATTTTCATATCGTTGTTTAAATTCAATCAAATCATTATATGTTGCATTAAATCCATATAATCTATGGAATATTTTATGAAGATTTTTCTTTATTGCTATACCTAAATCAATAGTATGAATTTTTCTAAATTCTTCTATTATTTTATTATAGTTTTCTTCATCACAATCACTAATGCATGACTTTTCATTTAAACCATATCTATTTAAAATTTCATCTCTTATTAAATGAAATGGTTTTTTATGATGTGCAACTAATCTTCCTCCTCTTTCACCACTAATAAAACAAATATAATTATTATGTTTTATTACGTCTTTTTTCCAATATTTTAATCCTGCACGAAATAAATCGTTTATTGTGCAAACTCCACCTTTCCATTGAGGATGATTTTCACGTCCATATTTTCCTATTCTATCTTTGTCCGCACATTCTTTACTGCAAAATTTAGGAATTCGTTTTTTGCCATTTACATAATCATAACTCTTTTTCCCTTCTTTTTTAAATACACTACCACAATACTCGCATTTATATTCCATTATTGAACTTTTATAATGCCAATTATTATAACATTCTCTACTACAAAATCTTAAATTATCTCTAGTAGATTGCAATAAATATTCTTTTCCGCAATATTCGCATTTGGTTTTACCAAGCTTCTTTTTGCTTTTGCTATAACATTCACGCGAACAGAATTTATTCCTACTAATACTACTTCTAAATTTTTCTCCACAGCATTCGCAATTTTTATATCTTGGCTCATTATTATGATTATTAAAACATTGTATTGAGCAAAATTCTTGTTTTTTATTACTACTCTTAAACTCAGAACCGCAATATTTGCAATTTCCTCCATGTTTAATAGCCGCAAGGTCTCTACATTTTTTACTGCAATATATTTTGTTATGAATATTAGCAACAAACTCTTCTCCACAAATTTCACATTTTTTAACCATAATAAAAACACCCTCCATCGTGTTATTCTCCAATTTATTTTAAGTAGGAAACACGGTTGGAGTTCCGTGCTTTCGGCTCGCGACTGCCTATCCCACTAAATTAATTATACCATAATTTTATACAAATTGTAACTCTTAATTACCTGATTCATACCATGACCAATTTAGCGCCACACTAGTAGTAGCTGTAGTATTATTTTTGATTTTAAGAGTATAATCAGTATTTCTTTTCATTAATCGTTCAATTCCAGATATATTTAATCCGGCTGCTGCTGTGGCCTGCCCTACTCCTCCACTTGCTCCAAATATCCTGTTATAACTTATACAAGTTCCTTGACCTGTAGGATCAGGTGGATTTGAATATGTTATCATTTGCGCTGTAACGGATGATTCTCTGTTATAATTATTTGCTGTAATACTAGCTGTTCCATTGGCTGTAAAAGTTGGTGCTTCGCATAATGATAAGGATACGTCAACACTGTTATGTATTATACTCATGTATAACCAATGTACCAATCTACTTGATCCAGTTTTAACTTGTAAATATATTGTTGCATTTGATGATGCAGTAACTTCGTGGAAAGATTCAAAAACAGTTCCATAATATAAAAATTGTAATGGATACGGGGTATCTCTTACTAAAAATATATCTTTCATTATCTCATCTCCCAAACTCCAACATTAGTCTCATTCTCTGTTGTCAGTGCCCATAATGTTACTGGGTCATTAGGGTCAAAATAAAATGTTGTACCCGTTCCAGTATTTAATAAAAAGCTTGTTGATGTATTAACCGCACTATTAAAATCAATAAAGACAATAGTGCTTGAATCATTTATAACAGTTAACGCATTTCTATATGTCAAGTCGGCTGAATTTATTCTTAATGCTGTAGCAGATGCGGTTAATGTAACCCTGCCCATTATTGAACCTGATCTTATTCTCGAGCCTTGAATATCAGCCATGTTTATTATTGTGCCATCTTCCTTTATAGCTCTTAGTGAATTATATCCATATTGATTCAAGTCAACATTATCTGCACGTGGTAATGCCATAATTTCACCTCCTATAGATTAAGAGGTTGCACTCTTAACGTTGCCGAAGCTCCAGCTGTCATTCCTGCACTTAAAGTTAAACTAAATCCAACATAATCAGGTAAACCAACAAGTCTGACTGTCTGACTTGCAGAAAACGTGTCTGTCATAGCGGCCGAAGTATCTTTATCAATAATGTCAATCATTGTTCCATTTGCTGACATAGCACCTGCTACAGCTAATGCGGAAGTCAGTCCAGCTGATGAAATTGTAAACTCAACAAGTGCTGAATTGAATCCAATCATACTGGTTACTGCTCCTGTATATGTTGTATCTGTTGTAAGGGTTGCTGTTAAGGTTGCAGTTATAACTAAAGATGGAGAACCTTTAGGCAATCCTATATAACCCATACCGTTATTAGCATCACCTTTCCATTGATAAAAACTATCATTTGCCATTTGAATTCCCCCATCTTGAATTAATCAGCCTTGTGGCATTGGCGTTTACTACTTCAAAATGTTTTAATAAAGCCCTTCTAAATTCAAACATAATTGCATTTATTTCTTTTTGGCATGCTTCATGTTTCAACATATCAATTTTATCAAGTAACATATTGTACCTCCTTAATATAATCCAGTATATGATGCAAACCAGTTTGTACCAGCATCAAAACTTTTCATATTCAAAATAAATGTTCCTACTGCTGTTGGATTT